GACTCAGGTTTTGGTCTTATAATAACAAGATCGACACTAGAGTCAGCACTACAAAAATTTAGGGTTAAGGCAGATTTTTTTACGCAAGCAGAGCCAGAGATGGGGTGGAATTGGAAGCAGGCAACTGCGGATGATTTAGAGATGTCACGTCTCGAGGGTAATATTACCCTGAACTACTTGGCGCCAGTCAAGATAGTTCCGCCCCAAAACTGCAAGGAGATTCAGCAATCTCCTTTATTCGACAAGATCTCACCCCACATAACCGAGCCGGTTATGATGAGGGTGAGAGGCAGGGATCTCTTCCTGGAAGGAATTCTGAAGTATAAGAGACAAGCTCTACCTCTATCTCGTGAGCATTCCGAGATAATTTTAGAGCATCTTAAACGACAGATTTATTCCATGAAGACGGTCTCCCCTAGGGTTAAGGTTTCGCAATTTATTGCGATGAACGGAACGTGGCAGTACCCATATATTTCTCGCCTTGACTACGACACATCCGCTGGATTTCCATTTTATGGAAAGAAGAAAGCGGATTTATGCGTGGTAGAAGGTGAGGACTATTTGGCTACCGAAACGTTACAGGACAACATCGATAGGATTAGGGAACAAGTGGCACGAAGAGAGGTCCCGGTGGACCCCATCTTCGATTCTCTGAAAGTGGAAAGGAAAAAGATAAAGTATGATGCAAATGGAAATAGGGTTTATAAAACTCGGTTGTTCTCAGCCGGGCCTATGACGACCCTCATCCTATTCAAAGAATACTTTTCTGGTTTCTTTTCACACATGTTGCAGTCTAGACTGAAACATTACTCAGCAGTGGGTATCAGCAAAGAAGTCGAGTTCGATCGTATCGCTAATAAGCACCTGGCGATCAATGACCTTCATTATTCGTTTGATTACGAATCTTTTGATGGGGTTAAAGATCTACAGGGAAATTATTATGTGGTAGCAAGATTGATTACCGACTTCTTTTCTGATATCGAGTACACAAATCATCGTGAGACTCTCTTACGATGGGCTATGTGTTCTCCACACCAATTCCGAGAATTCGTGGTGCAAATCACGGGTTGTTCATCAGGAGTTTGGATGACTGAGTTAATGCAAGGAACAGACAATGCGATAAACATCAGGGGAGAATGGCTCAAGCTCGCCCCGCATCCGTATAAAACGATGACTCACTTTGATAGGTATGTTGTGGATACCAACTATGGTGACGATTTAATTTTAACGGTGGCGGAGTTCGCTGAGCCCTTCTTCTCTGGTGAGCAAATCAGAGCAGGACTAAAGGAAAGGGGAGTTACGATCACCCCAGCTGACAAGATCAGCACAATGATTGTAAGAAAACCGATAGAGGAGATTGAGTTCTTGAAGTGCTCATTCACCAAAATCGAGGGGAAGTACTATCCCAAAATGGAACTCAATTCGTTGTTGGAAACAATAAACTGGATTAGAGTGACTAGTACATCACCGCCGCCAGAAATGGCTTGCGAGGACAACTGTAGAGACGTCTTGAGAGGATTGTTTTATCATGGTAAGGAAGTTTATCAGACTTACTATGAGAAGATACTCCAATTGAGACCTAATTACAGGTTGTATCAGTACAGGGAACTGTACGCCGAGTTCAAGGAAAAAGGAATGATTGCCGATTTATCAGGCGTCTTTACTCTGGGCTCTCATCCAGAGATAGAGAAAAGTGACTACTATGAGAGATTGGAACGGAAAAACAACCAGTTCGTCGTTGACAAGGTTAAACCAGTCGAAGACGAAAAGATCATGAATACGGAACGAATTGTTTTTGTTAAGGCAGAGATGGAAGCAGCGGATGTGGAACCAGGGCAGGTGGCCCAAGAGAGAGTCGGTGTGGAGCTGATTAATCAGAAATCGCCTTCGACTACTACCATACCCATGGCATTAAGTTCGAAAGCTGAAAAGATTAACCCAGAAACACCCTTCACTCTCAGTATGTCTCTACGACGATTCACGAAATTCGCAGACGTGGCAATAGGGGCAACCCCGGCGCCTGGTGCTGTGATTCAATCGTGGAACGTCATAGAAGACTTACTCGTAGGATCGAATACGTACCCGTACGTACAATTTTTAAGATGGAAGTGCAAGACGATTGTAATCCAGATCCAAGTTACGGGTTGTCAATTTTCGTCGGGGAAGGACCTTTTGGTCTGGAGACCGACGATGATTGACAAAAGCTTGGTAGTCGGTACGCCGACACTGCAAGAAGCTCTCTTGCTGCAACATGTAGCCATTAATCCTACATCGAACACAACAGCTATGATGAAACTATCGCCAGTCTTTTTTAAAGAGTGGCTCAGCTTAGACCAAAAGAATCAGTATGGTCAACTTTTGTTGATCAGACAAAATCCTTTTGGTGTAGGCTCAGGTCCAGCGACCTATGGTCTCAAGTTGTTGTCTTCGGTGGAGGATGCTGACTTCATTTTGCCAGCACCTCTCCCGCCCCCTACTACGAGCGTGAGAGACAAGAGAAGAGCAGTCCTAGAGACGTTCAGGAAAGGAGTAGTAGACGAAGATGAAGGCTACGATGTGGTAGCTGAGATGGAGATTCCGGAGAATGTAGACGAGGAC